TTATCATTTTGGTGCTTACCCTCACGGATAGAACCAAATAGTCCTGACATACCAGCAACACCAAAGTTTGTGTCCCACTTGTTCTTACCAGTGAATTGCTCACTGAATCGGACACCCCGATTGGCAAGCCACATGCGGAGGTCTTCATCCAGCGCGAAGGCTTTTTGGAACGCATTAATTTCAATGCGAATTTCCATCGGGTTATACTTAGTAACCCATTCTTCAATGAGGTTACGAATCTTTGACGGGGTTGGTTCTGTCATGTTAAATACATCTAGAACCATGCGTTGCCCAGTTTGCCGTTCTACGGCGTAGGCTACCATAGCAGAGTTACCTACCATGGCTGGGTCAAACCCTAGAATGGTTACCCATTGTCCATCTCGTGGATGTCCTGGAGTACCGGGCTTGATAGTACCAGGCTTACGCATGCGGTTGACGCTTGCGTTAACAGAGATGAGCGGAAAGATTGCGTCTTCTTCCACATCTTGCTGCTGGTATAAAAGAGCCCAAGTAGAAGGGTTAACTTCACTGCGACGATGGAAGAGTCGCTTGCCATCCCACTTCGGGTAGTATCCATCTTTATCCTGTACTAAAAGTTCTGCGTCGTATTGGGGGTCTGCCCCGTCCCATACGCGGTCGGAGTGGGGCCATAGGGTTACCCAGTCTTCTGGTTTATCAGCGTACTCAAGAACCGCTGGCATAGCCAGATAGGTGAATGGGGACTTATCGCCAGACCAGTTATCTGGGTTCCGGATTTCCTTATAGAGGTCTATAGAGGAAACACGGGTACCTGCAATAACTAGGGTACCGGTAGCACCCACACGGGTGATAACCATCTTCTGTAGCCAGTTAAGTTGCTTTTCCCATTCATGGGCGTTGGTGGTAGTGATAACGTCATCTAGGATGATGAGGTCCGCGCGAGTACCGTAAATCTGTTGACCCATACCAATAGCCTGAACGGTAGGGTCTTTCTCGCCAGAGTCGCGCTCTAGGTAGATTCTGTCCTGAGTCCACTGGTCTGCGGTGGCTTGGTAGCCTCCAGCAGGTCCGTAGACGGATTGCATCTTAGCCCACGCTGGCTCGGTAAGTCTTTGCTTAATAGAGAACAAGAACTCCTTGGCGCGAGCCTGAGTCTGAGACACTACCACAATACGGATATTTGGGTCCATTGCAATGCGGTAGGTCGCGTAGCCTACAGTTAGAACCGTAGACTTGGCATGCTCGGGTGGTACGTTAATAAGCAATCGGCGACGGTTGCCTGGCTCATAGGTCATAGACTCATGAATCCAAGATGGGTCATTACCCTCTAGAACGTCAATCCAGGACTGATGGTGGGGGAATACCTCTGAGTTCAGGAACTCTTTGGAGAACGTGGCATAGTCGATATTCTTGCCAGAGGCTAGGGTTTCGCCAAATAGTTTATTGGATTCGGTGCGCGCGGCTTCTAGGCGCGAGGCAAACTTATTATCTCGGAGCCATGTCTTTAACGCAGGCAGTTTACGGCCTGTTAATCCTAGGGCGGTATGTTCATCAATACCAGAGGCTACAGAGGCTAGGAACGCAGCCTGGTCCTGTTCGCGCCGTACTGTGAAGTGATGGTTCTCTCCACTTTTGGCAGACATAATAAACCTCGTAAAACTAGACAATAAAAACTACATATAAAGCATCGCGCCAGGCGATGCTATTTAACTACATTATGTGTCCCGACAGGGGACACTAATAATATAAAACCATACACTTATACTAACCCCATTATGGTGTACCCCGTAACGCATAGGTATCCATTTATTTTTATGTGACTTACGTCACAAGAAGAAAACCCTTACAACATAAGGCTTCCCATACCAAAAACAGCACAGAAAATTATGGGTGAGTCATGGTTGCCGACGTGAGGCTGACGTTAAGGACTGGGGGTCATGTTGTTGGTTGGTGTCTGTCCTGTGTCCTTGTGTCGTCTTTCGACGACGTACCCCGTACCCCATCTCAATGGGGCAGGTAGTTATTTATTAAGTCGCATTTATTCTTAATGGTGACTGTCTGCATGGGTCGAATCGGTGGCAGATTTACCAGGAGAATCGTCTACCTGGTAAACACTTTTAACCCTGACGGTACCGTCAGAATCCCTAGTATTCATGGGGTTATTGTTTGGGGTTGACAATAGAACCGAATCGCGAGACCATTGGGTAATGCTCGAAATCCCTTCGGGGTGCATGGTTTCGGCGCATCAGTAAATTGAAAACTGAATAGCGGTATCTGCCTAGTGGTTATTCC